CCCTTGAATCGGTGCAAAAAACGGATGCTGGACTAATTCAAGACTAAATACTAGAAAAAATGTGTTATATTATTAATGTGGTCAAGCCATAAGAAAGAAAAGCACCCCTTTTCGAAATTCAATAAGAGCAACTTCGGTTGCTTTTTTTCTTTATTTAATATAGCAGGGTAGTAAAAAGGTATAACGCAAGTCTCTTTAGCTTGTATTCCAGGTTCGATTCCTGGTCCTGCAACCACTAAAAAAATAAAGGAGGTGTGTCATATGACAGAAAAGCAAAAGCTGTTCTGTGATGAATATTTAATTGATCTAAATGGCACACGAGCCTACAGAACAGTATATAAGAGCAAAACGGATAGAACAGCTGCAACTAGAGCAAGTAATCTTTTAAAAAAAGAAGATATCGCTGAATACATCAACAAGCGACTTGAAGAAATTCATAATGAAAAGACTGCAGATATTCAAGAAGTCATGGAATATCTCACATCAGTTATGCGTGGAACAAGTGAAGCTAGTACTCTAGCGATGTGCGGTGATGGTATGCAAGAAGTCATAACTAAAAAGCCTGATGAAAGAGAAAGATTGAAAGCTGCTGAACTTTTAGGTAAACGTTTTGGCATGTTTAAAGAAAGTGTAGATATTACTTCTAATGGTCAAACAGTGATTATAGATGATATCGAATAAAGTCAATTTAAAATCAATCATTGGTCCAGCTTTTTATGATGTTCATAAACATATCAAAAATAATGATTTCACCCACTACTGGTTAAAGGGTGGCCGTGGATCATTGAAATCATCGTGTATTGGAACTGAAATTCCTTTAGGTATCATGAGGGATGCAAAAAAAGGATTAATGAGCAATGCAGTTGTAATCAGACGTGTAAAAGATACTTTGAGAGGTTCAGTTTACGAGCAAATCAAATGGGCCATTTATATGTTGAAAGCTGAAAATGATTGGGAAATTCCTGATTCAAAGCTGCAAATGACATATAAGCCAACTGGCCAAGTCATCATATTTAAAGGCGCTGATAACCCTAAAAAGTTGAAATCAACTAAGGTATTTATTGGCTATATTAAATATGTTTGGTATGAAGAATGCGATGAATTTGAAAGTTATGACAAGATAACGAATATCAATCAGTCGTTGCTTCGTGGTGGTCCTGAATATTGTGTCTTTTATTCGTTTAACCCACCTGAATCACAAAGAAGTTGGGTAAATAAAGAAGTTCTAGTTAAAAGAGATGATTCTTTTGTCTCTCATACAACTTATCTTCAAGCACCGAAAAAATGGCTTGGAGAGCAATTTCTTATTGAAGCTGAACACATGAAAAAGACAAAGCCTGAAAAATACAAGCATGATTATTTAGGCGAAGTAACTGGTACAGGTGGAGAAGTATTTACCAATCTTACAATAAGAGAAATTACAAATGAAGAAATCCAAACATTTGATAGATTAAAGAATGGTTTGGACTTTGGTTACGCTGGTGACCCATTAGCATATCTTAAGATGCATTATGACAAGACGAGAAGACGTCTTTTTATTTTTGGGGAAGTATATGGTACACGTTTATCCAATGCAAAAGCAGTTGCGAAAATTAAAAAGCTTAACCCATTGAATAAATTAGTAACGTGTGACAGTGCAGAACCACGTACGATAAACGAATTCAAGTTGCTTGGATTAAAGGTAACTGGAGCAAAGAAAGGACCTGACAGTGTAGAAAACGGGATAAAGTGGATGCAGGATTTAGAAGAAATCATTATTGATCCTATTCGTTGTCCTAACGCTGCAAGAGAATTTAATGATTATGAGATTGAAAAAGATAAAGAGGGAAATCTTAAAGGAGAGTTTCCTGATAAAAATAACCACACGATTGATGCTGCACGATATGGGTGTGAACAAGACATCATCCAATCAAAAGGTCGAGCAGGTAAGAACCGTGCTAGATATGAAAATTAGGAGGTATCCACGTGTTTACGTTCACAATAGATAGTTCAAATTATGATGAAACAAAGTTGAATCTTGTTCAAATTGAAGAGTTGATCAACAAACATCGTAATTTGATTGGAAGAATTAAAAAGAATCAGCGATATTATGAAGCTAATCATGATATTAAAAGAAGACAAAAGAAGTTGAAGACATCAGCAAATAACAGAGTTGTTTGTAATCACGCTAAAGATATCAGTGATACAGCAACTGGTTATTTTATGAACAGTCCAATTTCTTATGCAAGTTATGATAATCAAAATAAAGAAAGCATTGATAAACTAACGGATGCATTTGATAAAGCGGATGTAGATGATGTCGATAGTGACAATGCACACGATATGAGTATTTGTGGTGTCGCTTATGAATATGTGTATATCAAACAAGGTGAAACTGAAATAGCAGTTAGAAATCTTGAACCTGACCATACATTTTTAGTATACGATGATACGATAGAGCAAAATCTTCTTTTTGGTGTTTATTATTATCGATACAAGGATGTAATCACCAGTCAGCAATGCTATCGTGCGACTGTATGTACTAAGAATTACATCACTACAATGATTTTAGAATGTAACAATAGAAATAGGCATAGGTTTATTGATAAACCAGTTAAGCACTTTTTTGGAGATGTTCCAATCATTGAATATCGAAACAATAAGCTTTGTATTGGCGATTTTGAACAGCAAATCTCTTTGATTGATGCTTATAACAAGCTCATGAGCGATAGGGTTAATGATAAAGAGCAATTTGTTGAATCATTGCTTGTTATTTATGGTTCGCTGATGGGTGATGACAATGAAGAAGTCAGTGAAACAATGAAGATTCTAAAAGAAAATGGTCTTCTAGAATTACCTGCAGAAGCAAGAGCTGAATATCTTTCAAGAGTTTTTGATGAAGCAGGGATGGAAGTATTAAGAAAAGCAATCAAAGAAGATATCTATACATTTTCTCATGTTCCTAACTTAACTGATGAAAATTTCGTTGGTAACAGTTCAGGTGTGGCCATGGAATATAAACTTTTAGGACTTCAAATGATTACTGGAGAAAAGGAAAAGTATTACATAAAAGGATTAAAAAGAAGAATTGAATTGTTCTGCAATTATTTAAATATAAAAGCAATCGTAATAGATCCTGGAAATGTAAAAATCACATTTACTCGAAAACTTCCTAAAAACTTGAATGAGTTAGCTCAAATGATTGCCAATTTAAGTGGAAAGGTATCAAATGAAACATTGATTGAACAACTTCCTTTTATTGAAGATGCTCCAAGTGAAATGGAAAAAGTCAAAAAAGAAAATGAAGAAAGCGTAAAACTTCAACAGCAAATGTTCAAGCAACAAAGTGATGTACCTTTTAATCAAGACGAGGAGAACAAGGATGATGAAACAGGAAATGACACTGATACAAAAAATGATGCTTCAAATGTTAAAGGTAATAAACAAAATTCTAGCATTCCTAATTAAGAAATTAAGATGATATGAAGAATGAGAAATATTGGAAAAAGCGCCAAGAAGAAAAGCTTTCATCTATTTTGAATGATGCACAAGTAGCAAGTGAATATGTTTCAGATATCTACAGTAAGGCTAGTCTTTACACTCAAAGTAAAATCAATGGTATCTTTGAAAAGTATAGAGATGGTCATGGCTTATCAAATGCCGATGCAAAAGAAATGCTTGATTCTTTGATAAGCGATAGGGATTATAATCAAATAAAAAGAATACTTGAAAATAATCCAAAGACCAAAGAAATTGGATACGCCACCCTATCAATATAGAATCAAACGACTTGAAAATATGCAAAGTCAGTTAGATAAATTGATGAATGAAGTTTATAAAGTTGAAAAAGATGTAAGCACTGATTGTTATATCAACAGTGCTTTTAATGCTTATTATAGAAATGTATATAATCTTCAAAAAGGCATGAAAGTTGCTTATCAGTTCGATATGTTGGATCCTGAACTGATAGACAGCATGTTAAAGTCAAGATGGAGTGGTAAGAATTATTCCAATAGGATTTGGGATAATACGAACGCACTGGCCGAATCTTTAAAAGATGAAATGCTGATGGGCGTTTTAACAAACAAGACTGAAAAAGAAATGGCCGACACGATTATGAATAAGTTTGCTGTTGGTGCTTATCAAGCAAGACGACTTATTCAAACTGAAAGTGCAGCAATGACAGCATTTGCTGATCAACAAGCTTTTAAGGATGCTGGCATTGAAAAAGAAATGTTTATTGCAGTACATGACAGTAGAACATCCCAAATTTGTCAGCATCATGATAGAAGCATCGTAGAAATAGCAAAAGCTAAAGTAGGTGTCAATGTTCCACCTCTTCATCCAAATTGTCGTTCACACATGATTCCTTATATTGAGGGCGTTACTGATGCTATGAAGAAAAGACAACGCAATCCCGTTACTAATAAAGATGAAGTTGTGGATGTTAGTGAAAATTATGATCAATGGTTGAAAAGACAACAAGAAGAACATGGTGTTGATACTGTTAATTCTTTCATGGAAAAAACAAAGAATGCATCTAGCGATAGAAAGCAGTATAATAAATACATTGATGTTTTAGGTAAAGAAAATATGCCAACTTCACTATCTAAATTTCAAGATATGAAGTATAATGATGTTGAGAAATTCAATGATTTAAAATTGCATTTTAAAGATAGTAAGTTGCAAAAGGGAATCACTGAATCTTACAATTTGACTTTACGAGAAGGTCAACAAGGGAAACACATTTTAGGACATAATAATTATCTTGAAGGAAGAAGTTATATAGTTGATGCATCAATGAAAGATATACAAGAATGCATAAAAAAACATGCTGGAAATGGTACAATAAATCGATATAGAAATGGAGACTGGGATAACACAGAGTCTATAGTTGATAATTCAATTGTTGGATATGTATTAAGTATTGACAAGACATGGATAGCAACAAATAAGTTTAAAATACATTATAGTAAAGAGAAAGGTACACATATGGTACCGACACTAAAAGGAGTAAAGAAAAATGACTGAAAGAGAATTGTTTGATTGTTTAGGAAAAAATGTAAAAATCATTTTTAAAGATGGTCAAATTTTAGAAGGATTTTGTGAAGGGTTTGATACTGAAAATGATAATGCTCCTAGAAAGGCATCAATTGATATTAGACAGAAAAATAGTTCACATTGTGTTGTGGCATTTGCTGATGAAATTGAAAAAATAGAATTAACCGACAACTAGTCGGTTTTTATTTTGCCTAAAAAGAAAGGATTAAGAGAAATGTTAAAAGCGTTATTAATTATATTTGTAATAGCAAAAATTCTAGGATTGATTACCTGGCCATGGTGGATTGTGTTATGTCCATTGATTATAGCGATGTTAAGTCCTATTATAGTTTATTTATGTTGTTATATTTTAAGCAAGAAATAGAAACTTGCTTTTCTTTTATTCGTAAAAAGGAGGGCTTTATGTCACAAGGATTAAGACCTCACTTTCATCAAGAATACATTGGTAGAAGTGAACAGTACTACAATAAAAAGAAACATCTTTTAATAAAAAAAGAGCAAAAGATATGTATGATATGTGGCCGAGAGAGATACGTAATTACTAAATGTTATGTACCGCCGCCAAATAGAAAAGAAAATTCAAACGGGTAACTGAGAGGTTGCTTTTTATTTTACTAAAAAGGAGGCATATTATGGCAAAGTTAAGAGTTATTCATAACATGGTTGATACTAGATGTGGAATCACAAGAAGAACTGGAGAAGTTTTTGAAGTGAACGATGAAGAACGTATCAAAGAGTTATTAGATGCAAAAGTAGTAGAAGAAGTAAAAGAAAAAATTAAACCTGATAAATAGGCAATTACTGATTGTCTTTTTATATGTCCAAAAACTTATGACACTAAAAGATGGGATGGTCTTACGGACCTTAACTGGAGGATTTTATGAAAGAAAAATTTTTATTTCCTTTAAACATTCAATTATTTGCTGATGATGGTTCCGGAAATGATTCAGGAAATGATAATGATCAAGGAAACGATGGCCAAGGTAATGACGGCCAAGGAAATGATGGTCAAACTGGCCAAGAAACGAAGACTTTTACTCAAGAGGAACTAGATAGAATCGTTCAAGGAAGAATTGCGAAAGAACGTAAATCTTGGGAAAAGCAATTGGAAGAACAGCAAACAGAAGCTCAAAAACTAGAAAAAATGAGTGAAAAAGAAAAGAAAAAGTATCAGGAAGAAAAAAGAATCAAGGATTTAGATGATAGAGAAGCAGCAATTACACGTAGAGAATTGACTGCACAAGCAAAAGTACAATTGGCCGACAAAGGAATTCCAACTGAACTTGCTGAGATCCTTATTTTAACTGATGCCGATTCTTGTAAAAAAAGTATCGAAACAGTAGAAAAAGCTTTTCAAACAGCTGTGCAAAGAGCAGTGGAAGAAAGAATAAAAGGTAGAGAACCTATGAAAAAAGCTAAAGATGCTAAATTAACTGATGAGGAATTAGTTTATCAAAAAATGATGGGAAAATAGGAGGTAATAAAATATGGCAATTAACACATTAGCAACAGCTACTTTATTTCAAGAAACATTAGATAAAGTAGCTATGCACGAAGCATTAACAGGATGGATGGAAGCAAATGCAGGAGATGTAATCTATAATGGTGGTGCTGAAATTAAAATTCCTAAAATGTCTTTACAAGGATTGGGAGATTATGACAGAGATAATGGATATACACAAGGCTCTGTAACATTAGAATATGAAACAAGAAAAATGACACAAGATCGTGGACGTAAGTTTTCATTGGATGCAGTAGATGTTGATGAAACTAATTTTGTCGCAACTGCTTCAACCGTTATGGGAGAATTCCAAAGAGTTCATGTTGTTCCTGAAATCGATGCATATCGATTATCAAAAATTGCAACAGATGTTATTACAGCTAACAAAACAGAAATGATTGAATATGGATATACTCCTGCAGAATCAACTATTTTAAGAAAAATGAAAACTGGTATTAAAAAAATCAGAGATGCAGGATATAACGGTGATTTAATCATCCATGCAACTGGAGATGTTATGTTAGAACTAGAAATGTTCTTATCAACAAAAATGCAAACAGCAACAATTTCAATCGGTGGAATTGATTTAACAGTTCCAGCAATTGATAAATGTGCAATCATCGAAACACCTCAAAATCGTATGTATACTTCTATCAAAATGAACGATGGAAAAACATCTGGTCAAGAAGTAGGTGGATACGCAAAAGGTACAACTGCAAAAGATATCAACTTTATGATTATTCCTAAACCAGGTGCGATTGCGGTTTCTAAACAAGACAAAATGCGTATCTTTGATCCTAATACAAACCAAAAAGCTGATGCATGGGCAATGGATTATAGACGTTTCCATGATGTTTGGACAAAAGACAATACATTACCATTAATTTATTTAAATATTAAAGATGCTGCGTAATAGGAGGTCTTTTTGATGAAAACTATTATCAATAGCAATGTTGAAAGAATTATCGAAGATGAAATGTTAGAAAAATATAAAGCCTTAGGCTACAAAGAAATTTCATCTTCAAAAGCAAATGATAACGCTCCTGAAAATAAGCCGTTATCTAAAATGAAAGTTGATGAATTAAAAGCATTAGCAACAGAATTAGGAATTGAAAATACAGACTCACTTACAAGAGATGAATTGATTGCAGTAATCAAAGAAAAGAAAAATGGATAAATTAAAAGAGCAGTTTAAAAAACTAACAGGAGAAACTGATGAAGAATTGGTTTCTTCTTTTCTTTTAAAATCTCAAAATACTGTATTATCAAAAACCAATCGAAGTGAGTTGATTGATGATCTCAATGATTATGTTTTGAAATTGGCCATTGCACTTTACAATCGTCAAGGAAACGAGGGGCTTGCATCTTATAGCGAGGGTGGAGAGAGTGAAAGTTATCAAAGTGAAGATGAAATTCTTTCAGGTATTTCCAATTATCGCTTATCAGCTATGGCAAGGAGATTGAAAGATGAAAAAAAGAAGTCTCAAGAAGTTTCAAATTAAAACTTACAGTGCTGTAAAAGATGATGAGGGCAATGTCATTGAAACCTATAGTGATGAAGCAAATGAAGATGTAGCTCTTATATGGCCAGCATCTTCAAAACTTCAAACTGAACTATATGGTATGCGTGTAAATGGTATCTTGAATATGCATTATTATGGCTCTCTAGCAATTAAAGAGCATGACATGATTAATTATGAGGGTATCAGCTATAAAGTCATCAGCATTCAAAATTTCAAGCGATTTAAAGCAATTGAGATTGAAAGAGTATGACAAGCACTGATTTTAGCAATCTCATAAGAAAACTTTCAGCGTTGGACAACCAAGCATGTCAGGAGGTTGCAGTTACAGCTGTTAAACAAGCAGGTGTGATGGTTCAATCTCAAGCAAGACTGCTGATATCCAGTGATACTGGAGCATTGGCCCGTTCAGTCAAGGTGAAAAATGAGGTCAAGGAAAACAAGGCAACAGCCACTGTTTACACTAATTCAGCTTATGCACCTTACTATGAATTTGGAACTGGTCCTAATGGAGAAGCCAATCATCAAGGTATTTCTCCTCAAGTATCACCCAAATATAAACAAACAGGTTGGATGATACCTGCAGATGCGATGACAGTTGATAAAGCTGAAATGTATGGTTTCAAGGTTGCTTATAAAGATGGTGAAGTCATTGGTTATTACACTAAAGGTCAAATGGCAAGGCCTTTTATGTATCCTGCGCTTCATGATCAGGAAGATACCATTAATAAAAATACTGAAAAGCTATTTAAAAATAAAATAAGGGAGCTATGTAAAAAATGTTAAAGATATCGTTTATAAAGGATTGTCTCAAGTTGTTGAAAATGTAAGTGATGCTTATCCACAAAACTGGAGCAAAACACCTGCAATTCAATATGTTGAGGAAGAAAATAAGCCATATGAATTTACGGATGATAAGGAACAGCTTTCTTTTGTTCGCTTTAGAATCGACATATGGGATATGAAAAGTACTTCACAAACAGCATGTGATGTAGATGATATCATGTCGTCTCTAGGATTTTTAAGAACGACATGTGCGGATGTTCCTGACCCAAGCGGTTTAAAACATAAACAAATGAGATATGAGGCAATCATTGATTGCAAAAAACAATTTATTTATCACACAAAATAAAGGAGGAGTAGAAAATGTTAGCGAATGGAGCAACATTAGAATATAAGAGTAAGTCAGTAACAAGCTTTGCTAAATTAAAAGGCTTGAAAGAAATTCCTGAAATTGGAGTGGATCCTGAAAAAGTAGATAATACTGATTTGGAAGCCTCTCAAAAAGTGTATGAAATGGGAATTGGAGACCCAGGAGACATCACTTACAAATTCAAATATGAAAATACTGAAACTGACAGTCCATATCGTATTTTAAGAGCATATGAAGCATCAGGAGAAACTTTATCTTTCAAAGAAACATTGAAAGATGGAACAACTACTGAATTCGATGGCCAAATTTCTCTTAAGAGAACTGGTGGCGGTGTCAATGGTGTTATTGAATTTGATTTAAATATTGCATTAGCAAGTGCATTTAAAATTACTGATCCAAAAATTGTTTAGGAGGCTGAAAAATGGGAGTATTAAGTGGAGAAACCGAAGAAGTTCAAGCAGAAGTCGTTGAGGCACCAAAAAGAAAACCTTTTACCATTTGGGAAGTTGATGGTAAAGAATACAGATTAAAACTCACTACTTCTGAAATTGTCAGCTTAGAATCAAAATTAAGAGTTAACCTATTAACGATTATTTCTAGTGCTGATGATGGTTCATTGCCACCATTGAAAGTAATGTTATTGATTACACATGGTGCAATGAAAAAGTTCCAACATGGAATCAAAGAAGATGATGTCATCGAATTATTTGATAAATATTGTGAAGAGGGCGGAACTCAAATGACATTCATGACGGATGTGTTCTTGCCAATTTATCAGGTAAGTGGTTTTTTCTCCCAAGCTCAAGCGGAAACGATGGACAAGAGACTAGTGGAAGCGAAAGAGCAAATGTAGAAAACATAGAATTTGAATATGTATCTGATTTAATAAATGAACTATATCCAGTCGCTTTAGATTGTGATATCAGTTCATTTTTATTTTGGGAATCTTCGGTACTTGAAATCACTGACTATATCGAATCGTATCGAAGAAAAGAAAAGAGAAAACAAAAGCAAATAGCAATCGACAATCATATTCTTGCTGATCAACTGCTTAAAGGAATATCAGTTATTTTCAGTGAAGAAAATAAAGCTATTGAAATCAATGAATTATGGGATTATTACCCTGGATTATTTGAAGAAGAAAAGAAACAGCATCTTATTGAACAAGAAGAAAATGAATTTGAGAACTTTAAGGCAAGAAGAATGAAATTTGCGAATGCTTACAATAAAAAATTTAAAGGAGATGATTAAAAAGACACTAGAAGAATTAAAAGTTATCATCTCAGCTGAAACAAGCAAATTCAAGAATGCATTGAAAGATGCGACGAATGAAGCAAAAACATCAGCTAACAGTATTGAAAGCTCTACTGGTCGAATCAGCAGAGCAGTAAGTGGAATTAAATCTATGGTAGCAAAGGTTGCTGCAGGTTTTGGTTTGTACAAATTAGGAAAAGAAGCGATTGAGGTTGCTTCCAATATTACTGAGGTACAGAACGTAGTAGATACAGCCTTTGGAGATATGTCATGGAAAGCCGAGAGGTTTGCACAAAATTCCATTCAACAATTTGGTATGAGTGAACTCTCAGCCAAAAAGACAGCATCTACATACATGGCCATGGCATCAGGTATGGGACTAGGTGCTGACAAAGCGAGTGATATGGCTATTTCTTTGGCTGGACTTTCAGGGGATGTTGCATCGTTCTACAACATTTCACAAGAGTTAGCGGATATCAAATTGAAATCAGTATTTACTGGTGAAACTGAAACCTTAAAAGATTTAGGAATCGTTATGACACAAACTAACTTGCAATCTTACGCATTGAGCCAAGGAATCAGCAAGAATGTAAGTGACATGTCACAAGCTGAATTGACAACTTTAAGATACAACTTTGTATTGAATCAATTATCAATGGCTCAAGGAGACTTTGCGAAAACAAGTGGAACATGGGCCAACCAAGTGCGTATCTTGCAAGAACAGTTCAAACAGTTATTAGGAATCATTGGTAATGGATTGATTGCTGTATTGACACCAGTCATTCAAGTTATAAATATGATTATTGGAAAACTCATTACACTAGCAAATGTAATTGCAGGTGTTTTTGGCAAATTATTTGGTAAAAAGAGTGGAGCAAAACAAGCAAGTGCTGGATTTACTGCTGCAGGTGATTCAGCTAAAAAAGCTACAGCTTCAACTGGTGGCTTAAATAAGTCATTGAAAGGTACTGAGGGTCAAGCTAAGAAAACAGCAAAGGCCTTAGGCTCATTGGCATCATTTGATGAAATCAATACAATCAGCGCAAGTGATTCATCAGGTTCAGGTGGTTCAGGCAGTGGAGCAGGTGGAGGCGTTGGTGGTGGAGGCTATGATATAGATCCAATCGATTGGGACAGTGCTTTTGGAGAACCTGATACGAGCGGTATCGATAAAGCAGTCGACCATGTATTGAAGAAAATTAATTCTATCAAGGAATGGCTCGTACAAAACAAGCCAATCATTCTTTCATTGATTGCAGGTATCGTTGCTGGATTCCTTACTTTTGAAGTGATCAAGAATTGGGGTACGATTATTGCTGCAGTCACTTATCCATTTCAATTATTAAGTCTTGTAGTTTCTACATTCTTATCAGGAATGGCTGAGGGCGGTGGAATATTAGGTGGATTTCAGGCAGTCTTGGGTGTTACAGCAGGAACTGCAGCATACTTTGCAACAATTGTAGCAGCGATTACTGCCGCATTGGTTTATTTATATCAAACGAGTGATAGCTTTAGACAGTTAGTAAATGATTCAATAGGAGAACTTGTAGGAATTTTAAATAATTTCTATAAGAATATTCTTGTTCCTATTTTTGATTTCTTATTAGATTTGTTTAATACAATTATCGTTCCTTTAGCAACCTTTATAGCAAAAGTCTTTGTAAAGGCAGTAGAAGCAGTCTTTACTATAGCTCTTTCATTATGGAAAAACGTTTTGGCACCACTAGCTAACTTCTTAGTAAGTGTGCTTTCAGTAGTATTACAAGGTGTCTTGGAAGTATGGAATACATGGAAACCGGGCATTGAAGCAATTGGAAAAGCAATCAATTGGGTATGGGACAATGTTCTTTCTCCATTGGTTGACTTTATTCTTGGGTCATTCAGCGATACATTCAAATCATGGGGCGATTTGATCAACAAATTGATTCCTGATGTTATTGAAATCTTCCAAGGATTGACTGATTTTTTTGTTGGAGTATTTACTGGCGATGAAAAGCGTTGTTGGGAAGGAATTAGAAAAATATTTGAAGGATTCTCAAGCTTTCTTAAAAATATCTTTGCAACTGACTGGACACAATCATTTGGTTTATTAGGTGTTCCTCTTAATGCATTCTGTTCAACGGTTACAACTATTTGGAACACGATAAAAGGTGTCCTAAATGGAATTATCACGTTTATTAGAGGTGTATTTACTGGAAACTGGAGACAAGCATGGGAAGGTGTTAAACAAATCTTTTCAAGCATCGTCAGTGGATTAGCAAATATTTTTAAGGCACCAATCAATGCAATTATCAGTGGAATCAACAGTTTCATTGGTGGATTAAATAAAATTAAAATTCCTAATTGGGTTCCAGGTGTCGGTGGAAAAGGATTTAATATTTCAAAAATTCCAAAATTGGCTGAAGGTGCAGTTGTTTCAAAAGCAACTCCTGCAATCTTTGGGGAAGCAGGAACTGAAGCAGTTATCCCTTTACAAAGAAATACTAGAGGTTTAGACTTAATTGCTCAAAAGATTTCTGAAAGATTGCCACAAGTTGATAATGGTAATGGAGGTACTTATGTTATCAATTTAGTTTTAGAAAATGGTAAAGTTTTAACTAGAATGGTGATTGATAATATCAAAGAATATGAAGCGCAAACTGGTAAGCCAGTATTCGATTATTAATTAGGAGGTGTAGAATATGGCCGATGAAGCTAAAATAAAAGTGAATGGTGTATTATTACCTACGCCTTCTGATATCAGTGTTGAAATCCAAGATTTGGATGGTGATAGCATTAGACCTATCGCTACAGGAGTTTTAAGGCGTAACAGAATAAGGTCAAATATGTTGAAAGTGACATTGACATGGAATCTAAAGACATTTGTAGATGTCATGAGCATTCTAAATGCAGTTACTCCTGCAGAGTTCAATGCGGAGCTGTATATTCCTGATCATGGAATACGTGGCACCAAAAAAATGTATGCTGGAAATAAGAAATTTAATTATGTAAGGACAAAGGTTGGGCTCAAAGCACAATCTTTTTCTTTTGCTTTGATTGAGGTGTAGAAAATGCTTATTAAATATGGAGATTTGGATGTAACCCATCGTTTATTGGAATATAAAGTATCTGTTGCCTTTGCAAAGGGATATCTTATCGGGAATGTTCCTACAATGCAGTTGAATCTTAAATTCGATAACTACGATGGCATCCTTGATGATTTGGATATAACCAAGTATTGGGAAGTACAGGAAAATGACAATAGCGATGTAAGATATTTCAAAGTATATGATCAACCTGAAAAATATACAAAGTCATTGAGTTTGAAACTATATGATGATAACTATGAATTGGATGTTCCTTATGCAACTCAATTATCTTATCCAGTAACAATTAAAGACCAGTTATATGAAATAGAAACGCTAACTGGTTTTTCTATTGTAAGAACCAATATTCCTGCGTATGTCTTAGAAAAAGAGGTTTCCTGGTACGATAACACAATTGTCATTAGAAACTACTTAGGATGGATTGCTGAGCTTTTTGGAGCAAATGTATTTGCAAGTGGTAAAAGCTCTCTTGAATTTGTTCAAGTAACTAAGGATGTGTTTGCTAAAACAGATACGTTAACAAACTATGAAAAAAATGAATTGTACTGCGTGTCTAGAATTTATTATGAAAATGGGTTAAATCCATTAGAAAAAGGAGATACAACGGGTAATACCATATTTCTAGATTCTAATAATTTATACTTAACAGATGAACAAAATTTGATTGATAAACTATATGATCAATTAAATGGATTAACATTTTATTCAACAAAAAGCATATCAATGATTTCAATAGATAACTTGTTACCAGGATGTTTAGTAAATTATAATGATGAATTCAATTTTATGGTTACTGATTTGTCTATCACATATAAAGGTGGAGAATTTTCTATAAGTGAAGTTGATGGAAATACTCCAACAAAAAACGAAGAACGTGTTATTAAGAAAATTACCAATTCAACAAGAATTAGAAAATTACAGATAACTCAGGACCAAGAAAAATTAAAATTAGATATTGTTGCTAAAGAGCAAGAAGATCTAAATACAAAAATGGGTGAGTTATCATTATCAAATGAAGAAATCAAAACAAAGATTAATGAAATAGAATCCAAAATAGATGATTTGGATGTTTCATTGATTACTGTTAATCTTGTACCTAGTGCAACTATACTTAATAGTTATAATCAAAGTATTAAAATTGCATGTCATGTTATGAATTCTAATGAAGATGTTACTGAAAATTATAATGATCTAAGTTTTCAATGGTATTTAAATGATAAAAAATACAAAACAGGTAAATTTATCACATTAACTCCTGATGATATTAATATGTCAGTTAATGTCAAGTGTGTATTTACATTGGACAATATTCAATTTGATACAGGATACACAACAATAGTTGATGAAAGTGATGCAGTTCATTTAGGAAATAGTTTTCTAGACGTTACTAATACTACATTAACTCAAAAATTAAATGACAACGGAACTTACATTCCTGATTGGACCATTACACCAGCAATCATTACACCTTGTATTATGGACGGTAATGTAATTATAGAATTAAGTAATTGTACGATTGGTTATAAAAAAATAATCAATAGTAAGGAAGTCGACATAGACAGTAGTTATGAGATCGTAAAAGATGGTATTTTATCAGTTAATAAAAATATTATGACAAACAAATTGCCTAATGTAACATACGTTTGTGATGTTGCATATAAAGGTACTTCGATTAGATTATATGTAAATTTTTCATTAGCTGAACAAGGAGTAGGAATTCAAAATATTACAACCTATTATTTAGCATCAAGTAAAAGTAAAGATATAAGAGTAGACAGTGAGGGATGGACAACATCTATTCAAACTATCAATGCAAATAATAAATATCTATGGACATATTCAGTTACAAATTATACTGATGGTTCATCAAAAACAAGTGAACCACTTATAATGGGAACTTATGGTGATGATGCAATAACTCTATATATTGAATCCTCAAATGGAAATACATTCAAAAATAGTGATATTGCAACTATATTGACAGTTCATATTTATGTCGGTGCTGAAAGAATTGAAAGTGCTGAACAATTGGAAAAAAGATTTGGCAAAAATGCATATCTTCAATGGCATGTAAAGAAATTTGGAGAAAAAGAATTCTCACCTATAGATATTGAAGATACAAGAATAAATGATAAAGGATTTATATTTACTATAAGTCCAAGAGATATAAATAAGAAAGCAGTTTTCAACTGTGAATTAAATTTGGAGGAATAAAAGAATATGGCAATCAAAGCAAGTAATCAAGTAGATTTATTAGATATGACGGATGGGTATACCGTTGTATTGACAAATGATAACTATACATTTTTAGGAACTACTACTGCTGTTAATGGAACTCAAACAACAAGCACACAAGTAATGGCTTTGCAAGGTTCTGAAACAGTACCAGCTAAAATAGGTACAATTACATGCCCAACAGGTATTAGTGCTGTTAGTGATGGAAAGACTCCAATGCCTACTATCACAATTACTGCAACCAGTGCATTAACAAAAACAGGTAGTTTCACTATACCAGTAACTGTTAATGAGGGAACGGTAAATGAAGTAACTATTAACAAAGTATTTTCTTATTCTATTGCTTTTAAAGGAAATCAAGGAATTCAAGGTACAAGTGTTAAAATCTCATCTAAATCAATTCAATATGTCGGTTCTTCAAGTGGTACAACAACACCAACTAGTGGATGGCAAGATACTATTCCATCAGTTAGCGCAGGAAACTACTTATGGACAAAAACAACAGTAACTTATAGTGATGGTACTTCTACAGTATCTTATTCAGTCGCTAGACAAGGCGCTAATGGTTCATCACCTACAGTATCTAAAACAGTTACTGAATACGTTCAATCAACAAGCGGAACAACAACACCAACTAGTGGATGGTCTACAACTCCACCAACAGCAACTGCTGGGCAATATATTTGGACAAGAGTAACAGTGACTTATAGTGATGGTAAGACAGCTGTTAGCTATACTGTATCTAAAAATGGTGCTAACGGGGCAAAAGGTGATAAAGGAGATAAAGGGGAAACAGGTGCTAAAGGTGATGATGCAATCTATATGAATATTACTTCGTCTAATGGAAATGTATTTAAAAATACCGCAATTGCCACAACTTTAACTGCACATGTTTATAAAGGCGCTACAGAATTAACTGGCGCTGCTATTACAGCTTTAGGAACTATCAAATGGTATAAAGATGGTGGAACAACTTCTATTGCAACTGGTCAAGCATTTACTGTCAGTGCAGGTGATGTAACAAATAAAGCAACTTATACTGCTCAATTAGAGGGATGATATATGGCAGTTAAATCTAGTGCAATTCTAACATTGATTAGAATTGATGATGCAAGCATTAGAAGTGCAACTGCACCTAGTGATACTACAAAGTTGTGGTTTGATACAACTACACAAACTTTAAAGAGATATGACAGTTCAAGTGGTACTTGGGAAATTGTTAACGATTATGCTGATGATATGAACAATATGAGACAAGAAATATCTGTTGAATATAACTCAGCGATAACTCAATTAAAAAACTCATTAACATCATTAGTAGAAGAACTGCAAACAACAACTACTAATAATACAACATCTATCAATAGTCTTAGTTCTCAAATTATTCAAAATGCCAGTTCAATTCAGTTGGTTACGAATAACGTTAATTCTATTACTGATAAATTAACGGGAGTGGCTACAAAAGAAGAAATTTCTCAATGGGCTAAGTTTGAAGAAGGAATATTAAAATTAGGATCTAGCAATAGTCCTTTTGATGTAAGACTGTCCAATACGGAACTTGGATTTTACGAAAATGATAAAAGAATTGCTTATCTTTCAAACCAACAATTGAACATATCACAAGCAGTTGTAATGAAACAAATCAACCTGGGTACTTTTCAAATTATCTATGATGAAGATTTAGGATTGTTAATTTTGTAGGAGGTAATATATGGCAACATTTGGAACCACTAATAAATATATAAATTACAGTGTTAATTCGCAGGAACTGTCATATGACATCAATTCTAACACATCAGTTGTTCGTGTTTGGATTGATGTATGGCGTACAAATACAGGATATACGACATATGGTAATGGTACAGTATATGCTCGTATAAATGGAACAGTATATAGTGCTGGAATAGGTACTGGCCAAAAAATTACTTCCAGTGCAATTCGATTAGGAACTTGGGATGTAACTGTAGGACATAATAGTGATGGTTCAAAGTCAATCGGTGTAAGTGGTTGGATTAGTCATGATAGATTCAGTTCAAGTGAAAATGGATATACACATACATTAACCACTATTCCTCGACAAGCCAATATAACCGATTCACCAACAACTTTCAAAGATACTGATAATCCTTGGTTCAAATACAGTAATCCAGGTAACTTCAATATGGAATGTTGGTTGGAACCAAATCCTAATGGAGAACATTACGCTAAAAGGACATTAAGTGGTACGAGTGGTACGTTTACATGGGAACTTACTAATGATGAAAGAAAACAGTTAAGAGAAGCATGTAAGGGCAAAACATGCACTATTCGTATAGGACTATATTCAAATAACTGTTCCTGGGCAAGTTATCACGATAGAACATATCAGATGACAAACGCTGAACCAACTATAAATAGTGTTGTAACAAGTATTATTGATCCCTTTGGAAGTCTATGTTTACAAAATAGATCCAATATTAAATTTACTATTTCAGCAACAGCTAAATATGGAGCAACAATTACTAATTATGCGGTTAGTGGTAATAACTTTAGCTATGCAGGAAGTAAAAATACGTGTCAAACTTCAAATATCAGGGATAGTGGAAGCTTAAAATATACAGTCACAGTTACTGACAGTAGAGGGTTTACAGCTTCTACAACAAAAACAATCAATGTTACTGGGTATTCCTATCCAACTATTTCTATGGAGGCGTTTAGAAGTAATTCAAGCGGTACAAAGGATGTATCCAGTGGCACTTATATTTGTGTCAAACCAGTATTTACGTATTCAGCAATAACTGGCAATTCAATAGCAAGCAAAGCTATTAAAATAAATAACATTTCTAAAAGTACAAGCTTTTCAAGTGAAGGAAGTTATGTATTTAGTGGTTATTCATTAAACGATTCTTATGATGTAGTGTGCACTGTAACAGATTCCGTTGGAAACAGTGCAAGTATAACAGCCACAATCACAGGTGCTAAAATACCTTTTAATATATCGAAGAATAAAGATGCTATAGGATTGGGAACAGTAGCTA